ATGGGAACTTCCTCAAAATTACAACTAATCCCCCCCCTTCGAACCCACCACCACGGTGGGTTTTCTTTTGTCTATTAAAACATGAATTATAGTTAATAAAAAGATTAACCAATGTTAACTTTTCTCTTGACTATAAAATTAACCATAGTTAATATTATCTCATCGACAAACAAAAACCGCCATAGGGTTCGAAGACTAGGCGGTTTGCATCTAATGCGGAGATAAGTATGAATCAAAGAATTGAAAAGTACAAGTTTAGCCAGGCTGCAATAGACAGCTTCAAAGGCTTCCTAGGTGGCTCAGTGCTATCTATGGTCATCGGTGTTTTTATCGTAGTCCCTTTCCTTCGTTCATGTGCCGACGAGCAATACGCCAACGAACTCAAAGCAAAGCAGAACATGTATGTCCGTGTTCAGGTTGAGGGGGTGAAGTGATGGAAACACTAACTTTACGTGATCAGTTTGCAATCGCAGCTATGCAAGGCTTTGCTGCAAACATGGGCTTCTATCTAATTGATGAAGATGTGGCTAGAAATGCATATCACTTAGCAGACGCAATGCTTGCTGAACGCTCGAAAGAAGTTGATTTGGACAAGGAGCCATCTCATGGATAACTACAAAATCAAAGTTTGTCGTAATCGAGGTGTAGTCAAAACAAGGTTTGTTGATGGCTTTGGTAAAAATTACATAGTTTCCAACTTGGGACAAGTGTTTTCAATTGCTCGTTCAGGCAACTGGAAACTTAAGCAATTAAAACCAAATGTTAATCACAAAGGATATAACCGAGTAACCCTCAAGAATGGCAATGAATGTAAAACACTAAGCTTACATAGAATTGTTGCTCAAGCATTCATTGACAATCATTTAGGTAAAACTCAGGTAAATCATATAAACGGAATTAAATCTGACAATGACGTAGCAAATCTCGAATGGTGTACGCCAAAGGAAAATATTCAACACGCCTTAAAGACAGGCTTAACAAAGGTTTCCTCTGGCGAGAAAAAGTCTCAATTAACCAATGTAGATGTCTTGCAAATAGTTTCTAGATATCAGAATGGTGAGATGTTGAGAGAGATTTCTAAGGACTACCCCGTTTCTGAACAAACACTAAGTTCAATTGTTAATGGTAAGAGCTGGTCAAGCGTCACTGGCATCCAACACTCATATATCGGCAAGGGAGTTAAAAGATGTCAAATGAATTAAAAGACCCAGCCTTGATTAGCGGTGCGGATGTGTTGCGAGCTTTGGCTGATGGGAAAGAGGTTGAAGGGTTTTCAGAAGAAAATGAAGAGTGGATACCTATTGTTTATTTCAGTGTACAAGAGGTTGTGAATGGTTTGTATAAATTCCGCCTCAAACCTCAAACCATTAAGGTTGAACTTGAGCTGCCGAAGCCTTTTGAGCCAGAAGAAGATTGTCACGTTTACATCTTAGATGACGGAAAAACAGATGGCTATCGTCGTTATTCCTACGAAGTTCATGGTGATAAAGGAAATACATTTATTGGTATTTGGCGTACCGAAGAAGAGATCAAGCAAGTCGTAGAGCAACTCAGAAAGATACGAGGTACTAACTAATGAATATGTTAGTTAACAAGCCAGAATTGCTGTGCCCTTCTTTTCCAATGCTTCAAGTGTCTGGTGAGTATGAAGTTAAAGACAACACAGTTTCATTTGAACTGGAAAGCGGCTGTGCAACTTTGAAATGCAAGATCGTTGCTGATGTTACTAAGCAAGTTCGTGTGGTTGGCTCTCTTATGAATCCAGAGGATAGCAAGGACCAGTTTTACGACCAACTCGTAGTAGATGACCGCACACATGTTGAAGTTGTTGGCACTGAATATGTAGAGACTCCTATCGGCCTTCTATTTCAACTCACATCAACACAAGTGGCTGACTTAAACGAGCAGCTTAAATACTACGCCGAAGAATTGGCAGATGAAGAAGCGGGAGTGGAGTGATGGAGACTAAATACGATTGGTCGGAAGCACCTAAAGAAGTTCAATTCATTGCACAAGATTCAAATGGTGACATTTTTGGTTTTGATGTTCCACCTGTACCCATGACTTATGGGAAGTGGCTTCCAGCAAATGAGTACCTTCACTTCTTTGGCAATAAACCAAGAAAAACAATTTCAGATTGGGATTTGTCATTAGAACAACGCCCAGTAGAAAAGAATTAGGAGAAGATTATGAATGCGCCAGTGCAAAAGAAAGCTCCTAAAAAGAACAAGAAGAAGCAAAAGCCCGTCAAGTTTGAATGGTGTTTTTGCTGCAAAGATCTGATGCAAGTTAGTAACGATGGGCAATGCACCGTTTGTTATAGCTACATCGTAATGTGATTTAAGCCAGTCTACGGAGTATTAGAAAATGGCACTAAAAATTGTTACAGCTCAAGAGCCAATGCGTGTAGAGACCTTAATTACTTTTATTTATGGTGATCCAGGTATTGGTAAAACGTCTTTAGCTTTCTCGGCTAAGAATCCTATCCTTTTTGACTTTGATAAAGGCGCACATCGTGCAGGCAAATACCGTAAAGACACAGTTCAGGTTAATAACTGGTCTGAGGTTTCATCATTAACTGCAAATGATCTTTTAGGTTATGACACAGTAATTGTAGACACAGCTGGTCGTATGCTTGATGTGATCATTGCTCACCTAGTTAAAGATCAAAAAAACTGCCGTCGTAATTCAAATGAATTATCAATTCAAGGCTACGGCACTCTAAACAGAACATTCACTCACTGGTTTAATCTTTTGCGCAGCTTTGGTAAGGATGTAATCCTTCTTGCTCATACTGCCGAAGATAAAAAAGGTGATGACATTATTTTTCGCCCTGACATGGTAGGTGCAAGTAAAAAAGAAGCCTACAAGGTTGCAGATATGATGGGATACATGACAACTCATCAAGGGCAACAAGGAACCCAAAAAGCTATTTATTTTGCACCAAGCACAGCATTTCACGCGAAAGACTCAGGAGCAATTGGAAACCTTATTCTCAATGATTTAGATGTACAACCAGATCAACTTGATTCGATTCTAAATCAGGCCAAGAACCACATTAATAGTCTAAGTGAGTCTCAGGCTAAAGCACAAAAAGAATTGGATGATTGGGATTCAGAAGTGCTTGCTGCCGAATCACTTGAAGACTTTGAAGAGCTTAAAGCCAAACTTCCACAAGGTCATGTATTTGTTCGTCAGATGTGGAACAAAGCTGTTGAGCAAGCTAGACAATATGGATTTGCTTATGACGGGCAAACCAAGACATTTACTAGTGTTCAGCCTCAGGAGCAAACAGCATGATTATCAGGCTATCGACAACTATGCTCGATAGCTACCTTTGGGGCATATCGAATGATGATATGACCTCAGAGGAACTCGCTAAAGAGTTGTTCTTAGGAAAGACGCAGAATATGGCAATGAAGTGCGGCACAGCTTTTCATGCCCTTCTTGAACATGATCTTAATTATGAAGTCACAAAAGAAATGGGGTTTAACTTTTTGTTTAGTGAAGGCCTAGACGGGACTCTAGAACTTGGTGATGTTCGTGAACAAAAGTATGTCACACGGATTTTTGATGATGTTGATTTGGTTGCAAAAATCGATGCTGAGACTAGTTCAAAGCTAATTGACCACAAGCTTACTGCTGCCTTTGATCCAGATAAATATATGGATGCATTCCAGTGGCGTGCATATTTATTAGTTAAGCAATACGACAACTTTAAGTACCAAGTATTTGAACACTCAGGCTTAGATAAAGTTGTGGATGGTTTAACAGAAGTAAAAATTAAGAGCTACCACGAATTACACCAGCACTCATATCAAAACATGGAATCAGATGTTAAGGCTCTTGTTCGTGAAGTAGCTGACTTTGCTAAATATTGGAAACCAAAATTAGGAGCAGCAGCATGACAGATTTGAATAAGGAAAGAGAGGCTTTTCTGAACACCTTCCAATATTACAAAGGAAGAAGAGACATTATTTTTAGTCATGAGCATGAACTGTTTATGACTAGATCAAACAATCCTTCTGAAATTGCTCAGAAAGAAATAAGCAACATGAATAGCCGTTGGGATGCTTGGCTTAGATGTGCAAAGCATCGTGATGCAGAGCTAGAAAAAGCCAAAGCTCAGGCGGTGCCAGAGGGTTGCTGTTTGGTGCCTAAGGAGCCTACAGACAAGATGCTTAAGCGTGGAAATAGATTGGCATTGTCAGATAGTCAATACAGATATGACGCTGCATCGATTTATGAAGTGATGTTAGAAGCAAGCGAATCGGGAGCTGAACAATGAGCATAACTCTTAATGGTCACCAATTAAAAAGCCTTCTCGAATTTGTAAATCCAGATGGTGAAAATGATTTAGATCAACTTGAAACTGAACTAACTATTAAATTTTTTGAAGATGGGCACAGTGGCAAAGGCTATTACTTTTGGATGACCGAATATCCAGAGGAAGGCAGCATGTTGTTGGATGTTGAATCGGGAGCTGAGGAATGAGTGAACCAATTCCAAAAGAAGTGATTCGTGAAGAATTGCTTGAGAACTTTAGAAACTTAGCAAGATACTGGGCACAAAGTAAAGGCACTGATTTAGAAAAATGTGAAGGTCTGGTTCATTCGATCTTAACAACTTTTGATGGTCTTTCTGCTTTCCCAGCTATCGATCTGGTTATGCGCCCTCATCCAGATGATAAGCAGTACTTTATAAATAATGGCTGTGACTATATCGAGGATGGAACTGTAATTAATGATGATGTGGTGTTGAACGATTTGTTTTATAGCAAAGCGGAAAGTAAGGAGGGGTGAAATGTTATTGACTACTGATGAAGTTGAGCTAATCAAAACATGTGATGAAAGCCCTGAACAATATATTGCAGTTTTTCAAGGTCAACAGATTGGATATCTCCGATTAAGACATGGCGAATTTAGAGTTGATTATCCTGATTGTGGTGATGAGACCATTTTGTATTCTCAAGAGCCACAAGGCGATGGGTGTTTTGAAGAAGATGAACGTGATTATTTTTTGATGAAAGCTAGAGAAGCCATCGTTAAAAAGTTTAATGAGATGGAGGGGTGAAATGACAGCGATTGCAAATATTGGTAGTAACTTTGTTGTAGCGTTACCACCTTCTGATATTTGGCTAAATGATTCTCAAGCTGCTGAGTTCTTGGGATATCGAGATGTACACTTTAAGGCAGCAGTTTGCTGCCTGCCAACCTTCCCTAAGCCGCGCTATGTTATTAAGTGCGGTCAAGGAAGACGCTGGAACTTGGCAGAGCTATCAAACTGGTTGAATGAACAGTCAGATGATGAGCCAAAGAAAGGAAGACCACGCAAACGAGGCTAATCAAGCCTCGTTGCAATTTCGCTTGCAGTAGCATTGTAATAGACCATCAGACTTCTTAAGTCTTTATGTCCAATCATACGGGCCAAGTCTAAAACTTCTAATTTTCTTGCAAGGCGTGTACAAGCTTCATGGCGTGTGTCATGAAAGTGCAAGTCAGTGATTTGACATCTATCTCTCAATTTACGCCAAAGCGTATCAAAGCTTTGGGAATTACAAGTAAAGACCTGCTTTTTATCAAGACCTTTTAATAAAGTAAGCAACTCAACTGCACGCTTAGATAGTGGTACATTTCGTTTAGTACCATTCTTTGTTTCAGTTAAAACTAAATATCTATCTTTTAAATAAACACGATCCCAAGTCAAGCCAACAATCTCACCAGCGCGCATAGCTGTCTCAATCGCAAAGAGAAAGGCAATTATAATTTGCTGGGTAGAGTTTACTGGAACATTATTATCCCAATTTGCTGCAAGACATAATCTATCAATTTCATCTTGAGCAATTCGTCTATCTCGATGCTTAGATGGAGGTGGCAAAGTTAAGTCAGCCATAGGAGACTCTTTAATCCACTTCCATTCTTTCCGGGCAACAGTAAATAAAGAAGCTAAAATATTTGCTTCACGTCGGACAGTAGCGCCCTGCACTTCCTTTAAACGAGAATCGCGCCATTGCACTAAATCGTCAGTTGTGACTTTGGCTAATTGTTTTTGACATAGCTTTTTATACTCACGCTTAAAGAAAGCCATTCGCTTGACTTCATTCTCATGAGTTTTCTTCTTTATACTTACTTCATTAAGATAGCGTTCAATTGCTTCTAAAAATGAATGGTCCGGAAGTTTTCCATGTGACTGTTCGCGTAATTGAGTCTCACGTTTTGAGGCCCAAGCCCTAGCCTGCGCTTTTGTATCAAAGGTTGCACTTTCGCGAATTCCGTTTACACTTATCTCGGCTCGCCATGTATCGTTGCGTTGTCTAAATGAAGCCAT